CAGGTATATCGAAGCCGCCAAGTTTGTATGTGATATCCCACATGCTTTGATAGAATTTAGGAAACATTTCAAAGAACACTTGTTTGGAGAAAGGTCTCATTACTCCAAACAGCCCAGATTGCAGTGTGCTGTATCTAGCCAGAGTTTCTACGTCATCCCACCAAAGAGAAAGTTCACCCTTGTCTGTGTTGACAGTTAAATTGTAGGTGTTCCAGTCTTGGTTAAATTTATCCATTTCTAGTCCACATAAATCTACCACCAACAGGTGTGCCTTCTGAAGGTGCTGGAAGGTTATCTATATGGGCAGGCAGTTTTATGTCAAACCATTTAGCCACAGGTTCGGATTTCATTTGTTTAGAGATCTCGCCAACAACATCTCGATCAGGTAATGTTCGAATATCCATGATAAGTTTGCCCCCTACTTTTAAGCTAGACATAACTTTTTCCCAATACGTTTCTTTTGGATAATGCCAACCCCATGATAGATAAGAAGTAATGCAATCGACCTGTTGTGGAAACTCATCACTCGGCCCCTGCATGATAAATCTTGAAGGATCTATTCCTGTTGCTGAAATGGCATCTTTCACAGGTTCCCAACTGTTGTATTCCGGATAATTTTGATCGTAGTACACGCCCTTTTGAAAATTGAAACCTTCTCTGTCTACAAGATAAAATTTACTATTAGGCAAATACGATGACAACAAAAGATCTATAACTGCTATCCCCGATCCGATATCGATGATAACAGCATCGTCTGGGAGATTAAACAACCCTTGGTTGAATCTTGCATCCCAAAACATTTGATACCATCTTGGAAAATGTTCGTAGAAAGTCTGAAGGCTGTTTTTATCCTGAAGATATAACCCAGCCTGCATGTTCGACCACTTGGCTAGATTATCCGCGTTATTCCATTTTACATTCAACACTCCGCGGTCTGTGTTTACACTCAGAGAATATTTTTGCCAATCTTCGATAAAGTCATTCATGCTCGACATGTGTAGTCCTTTGGGATATTTAGTGTGGTAGTAACAGGGACTGAATTTTTCTTATGCTGTCTGTTGACACTGATAGAAAAAATTGATATGAATCTCCGTGCCCAACAGCGTCATGTACACGACTGGTATCGATCAAATAGATTCTACCAGATTCTACATTTCGCACTGAACTCATTTGATTTTCGTCTGTGTCCCAATATCTGATTTCTAAATTTTCTGCATTGGTAGTTCCCCACAACCGGAACCAAGGCGATGGAAGAATGGTATCTATGTGAGGTTTAAATTCTGCACCTGCTTGCCATTTCAGTATGTTGGATCGAAACCAATGATTTTTAAAAATTTCTAATGGTCGGAGTGATTCAATCTGCATCACTTCAGTTGGCGTAGTACAATCTGATTCAATTATAGGTTGGTTAGGAAATTTTTTATTCCACTCATACAACGACCCATTAATTGGATCTTGACTTTTTAAAACCCCGTCTTGATTTACCAGTGCAATTCCTGATCTAGGAAGATGTATATGTTCTGAACCCCATTGTTCGAAATGTGAGTTAAATTTTACAATTTCTTTATGGAACAGCTCTACATTAATTTTAACAGATAATGGCGTTAAAAAATCTCTGTGCAGTGATATGTAATTTTCATTGTCAACAAATTTTGTTATTTGAGAATATTTTTTTCTTTGAGACTCTGATTGAAAAAACACAGTTCGAGTGTCGCTGATAATTTGCGCTGGATCAATCATTACACCATCTCTTTATTTTAGAATAGACTTCTTGAAATGTATAATCAAAGATAGAGATTTTTAACATTATTCTTTCATGTTGATTATTAATGACCTTGTGAGGCACTGTGGTATCTAACAGCACAGCTTCGTAAAAATATTCCGCGTCACCAAACATGATAGGACTGGCATTCTCAGTTAACACAAAATTCAAACTACACAGGGTTCCGTTGTCCACATGCTCTGGTATAACAGCATGTGGTTGCAAATAATAAAATCTTGGCTTGCCTTTTATATCAAAGTCTTCCATGATTTTGTCTATGTAAGGAGTTGAACAGTGTCCGATTAACCAATCATTCAGCTGTAGTTCAGGGTATCTAGAATCAGTGTAAGCTACTGCTGTGTTTTTAATCAGATCAGCCTCATGCAGCAATCTCTGTTTGTCTACTGCGTAGTTTAAATGAATAAGTGGTTTCATCAACATATTTAAGATAATAAAAAGAGTAGCCAAAAAAATAGCACCCGGAGGTGCTATTCTGCCCTTTTTGTAAAGCGCCTTAGGGCTGGCGCTAAAATAGGACTATGTCCTATGCTAATCTACCGAAGGACCATTGCCACTCTTAAAGCCGATACTGCCACCTTCTGCTTCAATACGCTTGATAACGTCCTCAAACAAGATTGGTGCAAAGTCTGGAGTTTGTTCTACACAAACGCAATGATAACGAACATCGGGCTCATCGCTGTATAAAATCTCTCCAGTCCTAGCATCAACACCACGGGCCTTCTTCACGCGGTTGGCGTGAGTGTGACCGTGAATGTTAACTCCAAACCGTCCTAAGCTATCGCTGTGTACAGGAATATGGCTTAAGATCATTCCGTTCATAACATGGTATGCTCGTAATTCTCTAAAGTACATCCTGTACTCATCATCGCGGAAGATGTCGTGGTTACCACGAATTAACACCTTGTCGCCGTTTAAACGAGCTAACGTCTTTAACGACTTTCGGTTAATAACAACGTCACCTAAGTGGTAAACTTTGTCAGTGGGCTTGACTCTGTCGTTCCACGCCTTGATCATGGCCTCATCCATTTCGTCTGGATCAGTCCACGGACGTAACTTGGTCACTCCGTCGTTGCGAGTAAACTTACATACGCCAGTGTGACCAAAGTGCGTATCGCTTACTAAAAATACACTAGGCATAATGTTCTCCTTACATTTTTAACATAGCCATTGTGGCTGTTGATTCATTTTTAAACCCTACATAGTAAGGTCTTGCTGTATAGCCTAAAGTTCTATTAAACTTAGACTTACCCCAAAATGTTGAATCCCAACGCCATCCTTCTAAATCTTTTACAGCCTTTTCTACTCTATTTGAATCAGAACTAAATCTATCGATCAGAAAGGCAAAGCGATAGCCTCTGTGATACAGATTGTGTCTGCGATCTAATTTTATTAACTTCACTTTGCCCTCCTTTCATTAATAAACCTCTTTGATAATTTTAAATTCAGTTTCAGGGTACTTTGTTTTAAAGTCTTCTGTTTTAACGAAATCGTTAAATTCTTTTGCATTAAAAAACATGCGATGAAATACTGACTTGTGATCCATTGTGGTTACTGTGAGGTAAACCGATTTTGCCTTGCCAGCCATTTGATTCCTTTCACTGTTTAATATATAATTATAACATCAAAAAGAAACCCCGTCAACCGAAATCGACGGGGTGTAGCAAAGCCGCCACAGCTTACCAGTGTTCTACGCCCGACACTTCTAATTCAAACGAGCCTATACAGCCATTGATATTTTGTGCAAAAGTCATAGAAGTAACAGAACCAATACCACTGGAATTGTCTTGTGTTAGTTCAAATGCTTGAACATCCGGAAACTTAGACAAAATGGCGGATATTCGCTCGATATCATTGCGATGTAAAATAACGGGTTTCATATGTCACCTTCTCTTTCTCTACGTGCTCTGCGTTCTGCGGCCAGCATAAAGACCTTTTCGTTGTCGTTGGTCCATTCTACAGTCTTAGGCAGTATGATCCCAAACTCAGTAGTTTGACCGTTGATAGTATGAGGCTCATTCTCGTCATAGGTCCACCCCAGGGCCTTCATCATGCGATGCTTGACTAATAGGTTAGGGCTACGAAACACTTCAGTATCTTCGAAGCCTAGCATAACACCAATCTCGCAGACAGCGCCCGAACGACAAACACCCGCTACACAGTGAACGACCACGTTCATTCGATTTTCCAATGCGTGTTGCAGAAGTCGAACAAGCTCGTTGGCCTGCTCTTGACTGCAACGCATGGCCTCTTCTAAGGCAAAATCCTTTTCTTCAATGTCTAAAAATTGAAACTGATGAACTTCTTTGAATGTGTGCAAGGGAGTAGGAAAATCCCCAGGCGGATCTACGATTTGGATCAGCATAGAGTTTACGCCCGCATCGAAATGAAACCCTTTGCGGATGTCACTGAGTGCTACGTTTTGAATCCATGGCATGATATTTTCCTTACAATCTATATGTCACACGACCTTTGGTAAGATCGTATGGGCTAACTTCAATTTTTACTCTGTCGCCTAAGATAATTTTTATCTTGTGCTGTTTCAATTTGCCGCTGGTGTAGCAGGTAAGAATGTTAGGTAGATTGTCTACCTTGACCCTGAACATATTGCCGGGTAGTACTTCTTCAACTGCACCAGTTAATTCTATAAGATCACTTTTTGACATTTTTCTTTGACTTTACTTTGGCATCTGCCTTGTCGATGATTTGAAAAACCTTGTTGGCTAACACTCGCTCTTTACTAAAAGCTTCTACTTCCCAGGGCAGATCATAATAGTGTCCTCGGATTTTTTTGCCCATCCAAAATCTGCTATTTAGATTCTTCCCATGAGTAATCTGTCCTCGAGCATACTGCTTGACATGTACCATTTCGTGTGCTAACGCGATAATTAATCGTTCAACATCAAGTGCAGTATCTATGCTCATACCTATGACTCTTGGTCCTAATTTAAACACGCTTCCTCGAAACCCCTCTTTAACACTCATCCCTCTTTCAGGAACCACTACCAACGAGTACCGACTGTTTTGTAATTTCAATTCATTTCGAAAAACTTGTAGGCAGGTTTCAACCAACATTTTGCTGGCGCTTTTTCTTGCCATAACTTGAATATCCATAAGAGCTCCTTGTGTGTTGCTTAATTATACAGTCTCTTTTGAATATTGTCAAGTGGTGCTCCAACCAAGAATCGAACTTGAAATACATCCTTACCAAGGATGCGTTATGCCATTTAACTATAGGAGCATTCTATATCTGCTGCTAACACAAAGCGATAGTGTTCGCTCTGCACTATGCCCGGGCGATGCCAGGTGTCGCTGGGATAAATGATCCAGTGGCCTTCGGCGGGTTTAATGAAATATTTTCCGTCTTGCTCTGCACCGTTGGGTGCTATCTCTGTGCCGCAATAGTCTCGATCTTTAACATCATTGGGAATATGCAGATAGTATATTCCGCTGAACATTTTACTGTTTGGATTTTTTGGATGCCAGTGGTGATGCCATAAGTTGTCGCGATTTTCGGCACCCTGGAGATTTGTCATAAAACTCCAAGCCATCATTTCAGAGACTTTTACTTCTCGTCCAAGATACATGAATACCGAGAACATAAAACTCATGCGGTATTTTAACCAAACAGCTTCTGGTCTAGCAAATATGTTTTCTTTGGTTTGGAATTTGGGACTATTGGTAAAGTAGTCACCATTGGTTATGATGTTAGTTACGATGCCGCAGGCAGCGATATCATCTTGCTCAGTGATGACACTGCGAAAATTAAATTTACGTACAAGTTCTGTTTGATCAACAACTGGCTGCATAGTGTCCTTGGAGCGGGATAAGAGAATCGAACTCTTGACCGAAGATTGGAAATCTGCTGTTTTACCATTAAACTAATCCCGCACTATTTTACTTATCAACTGACCATGGTCGGAGTACAAGGATTCGAACCTTGGACCTCCTGGTCCCAAACCAGGCGCACTACCAGGCTGTGCTACACTCCGAATTATTCTACTTTTTTAAGATATTCTTTGCCTATCTTGCCTGCCTGTACGTCTAACAAGGCGCTAACAGGAGCATTGAGTTGAGTAGCATGTCCTGCTGCCTTGTGCCTACGACTAAGCTCTCTAGCTCTTACTGTAGCAATTAACACCAGATCGAATCTACTACCACCTACTTGTTCCACACACTTTTCTGTATCTATGCCGGGACCTCGGCTGTCAGTTAGTTTCATTTTTGCCTTTGTAAAAACTGGTTGCGGGAGTCGGAGTCGAACCGACGATCTGGAGCTTATGAGACTCCCGAGATACCACCTTCTCCATCCCGCGATAACTTTATAGAGGCTCTCTGTTGGAATCGAACCAAACTGCTTAACTCCGTATCTTCCTTGCACTTTCAGTGGGTAGTCGACTTAGCACCTACTTGTGTTCTCAAGTGTAGTTAAACTTCAAAGAGCTTTTATAAAGTGTCTAGCTACTCACACCACATGAGCCCTAAACTGAGCGGTTACTCTGTCCATAACATTTCTTCTTCTGGAATGGCGTTATACCACACCCTAGGCAGTTTCCAGTATCCCCCAACGGGGACTGTGAGGTCAGGTCCTAGTGTACCCCCTGTTCTCTCGTTTCAGGGACGCTATTTCGTTAACGTAGAAATAGTAAGACGGGGTCTGTTACAGCAGGCCTTCAGCTTGTAGCGTAGCCACTGTGTCGTCGCTGAGAGGAACCTCAGTCTTGATGTTTAACTCCAATACTTCGTCGTTGAGCTGTTGCTTCTGTTTCTTGAGATTCAAGATTTCTGCCTTGGCCTGCAAGATCTGATCCTTGCTTAGGATAGATGTAGATACGGTGTCAGTATAACCGTAAATGCTACGACGGCTGGTTTCGCCTTTGTCGTTCTTGATCTTTTCCAACTTGCCTTTGATTACATCCAACGAAATCATTTCGCTGCCGTTTGCAAACTGTTCCAACTGACCAATGCGTTTATCAATAAACGCTGCCTTGGCCAATGCTGTGTTAATGCCGCTGGCTGCATTGGCTGTGCCGACCAAGGCACGGATGTTGTACAGAGCCATGATCAGTTTCTGTCTGCGAGCATCGTTAGATACTAATTCAGAGTTGGCCTTAGTGATGGCATCTTCAACATTCTGGAACTCGTTGAGTTCGAGATTGAAATCAATTTTGATACTTTTTACAGTATCGTTGATGCTGTTCTGTACAGCGTTGGCTTTTCTCAGTGTGATATTCATTTTCTTCCTTTATTCAAACAACAATGACGGGTCAGCGAAAGGTCAAGTAATAGACCGGACAATGTACAAACGAAAGGGTTGTAATCTTTCTTGACAATGTGCAAATAACAATACACAGAGGTCCATATATTTCCGATTAACAAATGACATTCTATTAGGGATCGGATCACATAAACACGTTCCAAGTTTCAAGTTTGGATTGTAAGTTTGGAGTAAGCATGAAGCTCACGCCTTTTCGTCTATCCTCTTCTACCCTTCGCCTCACCGGTTGAAGCATTACTGCCCCAACAAAACTATTATACAACGTTCGACTTGATATGTCAAGTCTTTTTGGTAATCCTGGTGCCGGTTGTCGGATTCGAACTGACCACATCCGCCTTACAAGAGCGGCGCTCTACCTAATGAGCTAAACCGGCATTAAAAATGACATACTACTTATCCTATTATACACCATATGTCAGGGTGAATTTGGTGGAGGTGACAGGACTCGAACCCGCTACCTACTGCTTGCAAAGCAGCCGCTCTCCCAGCTGAGCTACACCCCCAAATAACTAATTAATCTCTAGTCGACGCAGTACCAGTGGGATTCTTCTGATATCCACCCGGACCAGCAGGTCTCTTTTCACGCTTAGGCTGAATAGCAGCACACAGTTCAGCATCGATACATGCACGTTTCCACGCACCACGTTGATGTGCATCTTTGAACTTGCCTGTGGCTAAACTGATCTTAAGCAGCGAACTCATTCTATAATTTGGACCTGGTTTCATATATTTCCTCTTTTAAAAAAATGGCGGAAGACCGGGGACTCGAACCCCGAAGACGTTTTAAAGCGACCGACGGTTTAGCAAACCGCTCCAATACCATTATGGGAGTCTTCCGTGTTGTTGGTACCTCGTGACAGAATTGAACTGCCGTGTCCGCTGTGTAAAAGCGGCATTCTACCATTAAATTAACGAGGCAAACTATTCTGAAACACACTAAGTCTTAAAGTCCAACGATGAATTTACGACCAGCCTAATGTGTTTTAGAATAGTGTTAAGACTGAGATTACATCTTAACCATAAGCACCTCTAGCATTACCGTACACCTTGCGAGCATACGTTCTCTAGACATCCACTAAGTCCATATCACTATGTAACCTAGTCTGCTTACAGTATCGCCGTTTTTAAAGACAGGCATTAGTCTTGTCGCTATGTGCTATTCTACACCATCTATCCCGTTAACCTTGCGAGCTATTCAGCGGCGCTAACCACTTACGAAACTTCCAGTATAAACTAATGTTACCTTGCGAGCTTCATTAGACTTGATTGTGTTGCCACTCAAGTATTAGATACTTTTCACACATAACCGAGGCAGTCTTTGCATTTTTGTTGATAGTTGGGATCGAACCAACAGTCTATTTCTTAAAAGGAAATCGCGCTACCATTACGCTATATCGAACCTACCGCGATGAGCTGCCTCTGTTGCTGAATAATCTTTTGAACTACCCAATACAACTCACCACATACCTTTTGCCTCGCGAGCTACTCAGTGATGTTTCACGATCGGTGTACTGTATTACTACAGCCCACTAACCATTGACATTGCATACGAGCTCTTAGGTGCGACCCTTCGAACCAATACACTACCCTTTCTCATACCAACTGACTGATTGGTTTCGCATGGAAGTCAGCACCACCTGTTACTTTTCACTGCCCCGTGTTCCTTGCGGCACGTCGAACAATGTTCTTCCCCATACATCAGCTTTGCTGTTACATCCACCGGTCTTATCAGTGAACGCTACCTCGCGGTAGTGAGCAGGCTTGTTTACGTGAACCATTTCTGGCGCTGGTATGTAGGCATTCCAGCTTTGGGTGTGTCGCCACACTTATTCTTCGTAGACGGCAAGCCGCCTACAGGACAATAAACTGCCCTTAAATTCTTTACCATTAAAAATAACATTAGACCCTATGGGATCAAGCATATTTCTGAGTGGAGTTCGATGCTCCTCATAAGCCATTGCTCACGGTTATATCAGAAGAGTAAGATGGCCCTATTCTTCATGAGACTGTGCGTCCACAGACGATTCCCGTCAATGCTATTTTTAATGGTGCCCCAGGAGAGACTCGAACTCTCACGCCTTGCGACATCGGCTTCTAAGACCGACGTGTCTACCATTCCACCACCGGGGCAAAATTACTAACCTAACTTTTTAAAGAACGTTTAACTAATTTCTTAGTATGTGTATATTGTAACATCATATTTAAATGCTGTCAACCTTTATCTGGCACCGCCTACAGGAATCGAACCCATATTCAAGAGGTAGAAGCTCTTTGTATTATCCATTATACTAAAGCGGTATGGTGCGAGAGACGGGACTCGAACCCGTATGCCTTTCGGCGGCAGATTTTAAGTCTGCTGTGTATACCATTCCACCACTCTCGCATTATTCTGTTATCTACGTGATGCACCAATACGACTAGATTTATTCCAGTCATATGCTACACCATCAGGACATTGACCGTCCTGAATACTATCAACTCCAAACAC